TTCATGGTGTTGATGTCGTAAAACTTCTGCATTACCAGCTCAATACCCTGGTCGGTGCTGGCGCGCATTACTGCGGTGCCGGCGTCCTCCGGGACAGCGTAACGGCCCGGCAGAAGCTCGAGCGCATCCTTTTGCCAGAAGGGGTTAACGTAGGCCGCGGCGGTATTCAGCCAGGTAATGGCCGCACCGTTGGTCGGCGTAGCGGTCACGTTCTGGTATTCCAGTTCCGCGTCGGTGGAGCCGCCGCCGGAAATGATCGGCGGGGAGATTTGGACCACACCGGAGCCGCCGCCGCCGGAAATGATGGCGGTAACGCGGAAGGTCTTGAGCTGGCCCGTGTCGCCCTTGGTGATGTGGTGGCAAGCGTTGACGCCGGCAATCGTGAAGCAATCCCCGACCTTGACGGTGCCGGAGGTAACGGCAATGGTCAAATTCTGGTAACGGTTGTCAACGTTGCTCACTTCGCCAGTGCCGGCGGTGCTGGTCGCCTTGGGGGTGTAATACTGATTTGCCCCGTTGACGGTGACAGTCACACCGGCCGCCGCGGTCAGGCGGTTGGCATAGTCCAGCTTGAAGGTTTCAAAGCCGGACACGTTGCCCACATACGCCTTTTCGTAAGCGGTCACGGGCTTGCCGGTCATGGTGCCGCGGCCCGCCAAGTTACTGGCCATGTTGTTGTAATCACGGGACGAGAAAGCCGCAAAGCGGTCGAAGGCTTGGACGCCTTGCTCGTTCATGATTGCATCCATGAGGGCCACGTCATCAAAGCCCGTGGCGGCCGTGGTGCGCTTGACAACCAGCGTACCTTGCTGAGCGGCCACGTTCATGAGCGCGACATTGATATCGGCGGCCAGCTTTTGCTTACCGGCCTCGCCCAAGCGTTGCTCCTGAAGCGCGTCGCGGAGTTCCGTGGCGGTCAGGGTCCAAGGCACGGACTTGGAGAAACCCAAGGTCGCCGGGACGGACAATTGCACGTAGTCCTTAAAGTTCGACGTCATGTCAGTGCCGGTGAACGATTGGGCGACGTAGGGTTGCGGGCGCCAAATGGTGTCGGACGCTCGTTCCATAGTCAGGCTGTCAGTGTTGTACACCGACGCAGCACGGGACAGCACCAAGGCGTCCTGGAAGCCCTCGAGAATGTTCTCGAAAGCTATCCGCTCCTCCTTGTTGAAGGCATTGGCGCCCAGGATCATGCCTTGCTTGTGCATGAGCATGAAAAGTTTTTGGTGGAGCACTTCGCCCGCCCAAACGACCATGGCCAGGGCGTACACCTTGGCGGCCGTCAGCTTGTTGAGAATTGCATTCATTGCTGAAAATCTCCTATCGGATTGAGGATTGGTTACGCCTGGCGCTTTTGCCGTTTGTATGCGGTGACTTTGGTATAGTCTCCGGTCTTTTCGGCCTCAGCGCGCAAGCGCTCTAGGGTTGAGTCTACCGCGCCCGCTTTAGATCCAGTTCCCTGGATAACCTTTTCGGGCGGCGGTGCGGCCTTGCGGTTTGTAACTTTCAATTGTGTCTCCAGTTTGGCGACCGCAAAGGCGTACTTTACGGGGTCAGTAATCAAACTCAATTCCTTGAGTTTGGCCGGATTCTTGCCCAGCGCGTAAATCAGCATTTCCGGCTTTTCCGCACCCTGCAGAATGATGCCCTGTTGGGTAGGGTTAAGCGCGGCTTGGGCCGTGGCCTCCGCGTCGTCAAAGTCTTGGACCTTGAGTTTCGACTTGGCGTCAGCATAGCTTGCCAGCTTGGCATTCCATGCGTCGGTCTGAGCTTTGGCGTCGGCGTCCGCCTTGGCTTTCTGCTCGTCGACTTTACGCTTCTGGTCGTACCACGTGGCCAACGCGGCCTCAAAGGCTTCCGCGTCGTAATCACAGCCGTCGAGGGTAGGCTTGGCACCAAGGGTCGGGGCGGGGGTTGCCTGCTCCGTCTTTGCTTTTACCTGCTCCTCAAGCTCACGATTACGCTTGACCAATTCCCGGTGATTCTTGCGCAAGTCCCGCACCCATTCCGGGGCGTGGGCGGCTTCTTCCTCTTCGGAGGGCGGCGGCTCCTCCCCAATACTTACGACGACCTCGTCTTCGTCATCGTCTTGGGTTTCATCCCCGGCGGCGGTCCCGGTATTGTCTTCGCCCGTTTGGTCTTCCAAGACGACGTCGCCTTCTTCCTCGCCAGGTACAGCGCAAAGAATCAAGCCTGCCCGCACCTGATACCGGAACAAAGCCCGGTGAACACGGTACAAAAGCCCCATGAGAAGCGTCGAAACTGCCTTTGTCTTCATATCTAACCCCGTTCAAAACTCACCCGATAGAAGCGGCCGGGCGGATGCCGTGGGCAAATTCTACCCCATTGTTGACGGTTGACCCAAGGTTTCAGCGGCCCGCAAGAGCTGGTCGCGCTGGTCCAACTCGATACCGCTCAGCGTTTCCATGGTCTTGGCCTCCGACTCCCTGGCCTTGTTGATCGTCAGCACCGTGTCGGCGCGGGCCTTGACGGCTTCCGCGGAGGCTTGGTCGGCAGAGGCTTGGAGGAATTGCGTATTGGCGTCGGGCGGCTGGCTGGCTTGCGCTTGCTGCTCTTCCTGCAGCGTCTTCATTTCCTCGTCGGTCGGCTTGACGACGCCCATTTTGATTAGCTTGCTGCGGAAATAGCCGCGCACCTCACCAATGCCCTCCCCTTCCATATTCATCATGGCCATGGCGCCAAGCACTTGGAGGGTTTCTTGGTCTTGGGTAATGGCCATCATGCCCGTAAGGGAGCGGACGGTGCTTTGTTTCTTGCTGGCGCTCGAGGGGCCGACGTCTACCGCAACATCAAAGGAGGCGTCCGACAAATCGTTTTCATACTCCACAGCCCCGGCTTCCCCGGTAACCGGCCGCATGAGTTCGACTTGCTCCACCTCACCTTGCACGCCGACGCCTTTCATCTTGCGACCCTCCTCGACCAAAATGTCTTTGGCGATGGATAGCCACACCTCGCCGGAACGCTTGATTGCCTTGGCCATGTTGGAGACATAGATAAAGGTTTGCATGTCCAGCTTGTTTTGGATCAACTCCACGGCCTTGCCGCTGATATTGGGCTGGAGCTGTTCCCCGGCTTGCTGGTTGCCCAAAACGTCCTGCATGTCTTGCTCAGTAACCTGCAGCAAGGCGGCCATTGCTGGCGGAATGTCCGGGGCTTTAGTGTAGCTTTGCGGGCCGATGGCGGCCGGGTTGCCGTTTGGGTCAGTTAGCTGATTGACAAGGAGATATGGGTAGTTCTTGATGTTGTCGTCGGCCCACATTTGCTGATGGCCGCTGATTTGCTCCGGGGTAAAAATTGGCTTCTCGATAGCGGAGTACGCGGCATATTCCCCCAGCTTGGATAGCTGCATATTCTTGAGGCGTTGCGGGTCTTTGGCCAAACGCACGTGGCCCATACAGCGCTCCACGTTATCCACAAACCAGCGTTTCCCGTAGACCGGAATGATCGGGATGCACTTCCCGGCAATGATGCCGCAATCCTCGAGCACCTTGGACCCGCTCATGATGTACTTGTGGACCTGGCGGGTCTTGATTTTCTTTTGGCGCACTTCCCGCCAGCCCGTGGCCGCCAAGGTCTCCTCCAAGTCCTCGTCGGCCTCCAGCTCAGCGTCGCGCACCTTGCGCTCAGTGCCGTCCAGGCCGCGGTAAAAATGGAGGGTTTCGGTCGTGTCCTCCACGCGGTAAAGCTCCGCCACATAGACGACGTCGGGCGTCAGCCAGTCAAAGGCGCGTTGGTGGATTTGCTTGGGCCAGGAGGCCGGGTCGTCGCCCCATTCCTCCTTGTAGGCGTCCAGCGTCATGGCCGTGAGCACATAGCAGGAGCGCGCGTCGGCCTTGTCTTGGCGCTTGGCGTTGAGGTCAAAGAAAACGGAGCTGTCGGCGTCAAAGATTGGCTCAATGCGGACACGCTGGCGGTCGTCATCCTCGTCCTCGTCGTCCTCATAAACCGTGCGCAAGCGCCAGGCACCAAAGCCGCCCCCGACCGCCTCCTCGAAAGCGTTGTCGTAAGCCTCCTCCGCGGTGCTGTCTTGCTCGTCCGCACGGTACAGGCTGGCGCAAGTGTCCGCCAAGTCCTCCCGGTCCTCGCCGGCCTTGCTCACGAAATTGACGGTAATGCGGTTATTCCGGTACTCGTTAATTATCCGGATTACCGCCAAATGGATTTTGTTGACCTCAAAGCGGGGCTTGTTCTCAAACTGTTGCCCCAACGGCCCCTCCCATTGGGCGCCGGCAATGGAATAAAAGCGGCGGTCCTGGAGGCATTGCAAGCGCTCGTCGCGGAGGGCTGTTTGGATGCTGTCGAATTCCCGCAAGGCCTCGTCGTGCACCCGGGCTAAGCGCTCCTCTTTGGTCAATCGTGCCATGATCTTTAAGCCTTTCGGTTGAAATGGTTGGTCGACGCCACAGGGGCTGCGTTAATTTGGGGCTTATCGTAACGGATTGGCCACTCATAGTCGACGCAATAGCCGACGGCGGTGGTGATGTGTTGGTATTCGCT